ATGTAGTGGATATGTACAAATGGCTCTTGATCCCACCCGATTCGTCTAAAATTGACGACGTTCATTATGCGAACGAGAAACTCGAGGAGATCATGTCGGGGTACAAGGAAAACCAGTCCCAAGCTGCGCGAATGTTCAGTGAGCGCAAGGAGGGTATGATGAAGGATAAGATTGCTTACTCGGCCGGTGATGAAAACTCCAAGTTTTACACCAAACCCGATGAGGCTCCCATTTCTCACCCAGCAGAGGTTCTCGAACGGCTCAAGAAGGAGAAGCCTGACACCCCAATGGAGGAACTCGTCAAGGAGGCTGATGCTATCGTCGCAACTGAGATTACCGAGCGACAGAAGAAGCGGGAGGAGGAGGATGCGGCTGCATCCACTGATGGTAAATTAGAAACGACCAAGGAGGAAGGTGAAGAGGAGGTAACCTCAGCGTAAATAATATTCATATATATAAAATAACATGTTCAATATAATAATCACTGTCATTTTGGTTAGTGCTTTCTTTATTTTGTTTTTTGAACCGAATCGGAATCCAAAAAACAAAAGAGACAAGGTGAAAAAGAGTAAGGTATCCACAACGGATGGGTTTGTGGAGGATACCTCAAGTGGTCCCTTTATTAAGAATTTTGTACCCCCACCACTTGGGGATACTGGGACATTCGTAGCGTACTCAACTGTACCTGAGGATAACTGGTTGCATGGTTTTCCCCATGAAAAATCCAAGTAAAAATACAGCGAATGCTATAATCCAAGTTGACTTATCTACATTTTTGAATAAATCGACCCCAGAGGAAGAATCTTGTGGTGGGAGGGGAGGTGCGTATGCCATTTCTGAGGGATGATAATAATATTGTTCTTCTTGGGGTTTAATATCCTCATCCTTTTCCTGACCTTCTAGAGGGCTGATGGTAGGGTTATAATCGATAGGATTTCCTATATCCGTCTCCATTTTTTAATATATCCACTGTTTTTTTTAAGCGTCTTCTTCCTCACTTTCACTTTCATCATCTACAACAAAATCCTTGAGGTTACCGTTATCATCTGCATCCTCCTCTTCTTCCTCATCCTCATCTGAAGAACATTCCTCCTCGTCAGTGTCAATGTCGGACCCACCCCCAGAATCGTACTCATTATCGGCGTAATCATCCTCTAATACTTCTTCAATAGGTACATACGTTTCAGGCTTCTTTATCTTCCTTCCGGAGCGTGTAATAGTAACAGCGACCATTTGTATTTAAAGTTTATTATTGTTTAAGCACTTTTAACACATCTGGGGTTAATATATGAGTCCTTGACGTATTCTTTTTACAAGATGGACATTTTTGACTTATATGATTCTTTTTAATGATATATGTCATATTCACATCCTCGTGTACACCACCGATCGTCTCACAGTAATTTGATGTAGTGAGCACCATAAACCCTGTCTTTTCCTTCTTGATGTTAACAACACGTGTGTCCGCTTGCCCAGGCATCCAACGTGCAATGTATTTTTCTAAATTCCCTCTCATATCACCTTGCTTCGGTTGGGGTTTCTCCACAAACTTCTTAATCTCTGGGCATTTTTTGAGGTCATCCTTGTTTGGGTACAGTTTATCTGTTATAGAGGGGGGGAGTTGGTATTTCCGCCCATAGAAATCTTTACAGAATCCATCCCTCCTCCCCTGTAGGGTCTCACATCGACAAAAACACTTCTGTGCAATTATCTTACCACTCACGAAGAACCACACGTGATTAGAACCATGTTCCCGTTTTAGATTCTCACAGTATTTGGATGTCGTTGAAACGAGATAGGTATCATTGTGCCTGAACATCTTTGTAATGTACGCCTGCTCCTGGGATTCCATATTCTTCCGAACGAATGCCTCTAGAAGATTCTTCAATTCATCGTTGTGAATCTCATCCTTGGTCTGGGCATTTGAGAATGATCCCTCTTTCACCACTGTAGAGGGTGGCTCGATGACAGTGTTTTGGGGTAAATCGGTCCTAACCGCTGACATCTTGAGAATTTCGACATCTGGATCCTGTTTCGTATTCAGGAGTGTACTCAAAGGGCCTGTTTTGTATAAAAAGATGGGTAAATACGCCAATTGTTCAACCTTCTTTTTACCACCACACTCGGCACAACCTTGACCACCACAAGCATCATGCTTCACCAACTTGAGAGACCAAGGCATACGAAATCCACTCCCCTTGGCTTTTCTGGTCACACTTCCATATACAGCTGCATCCACGATATCCGCCCAATTGTAGGAACCCTTAGCCTTGGTGAGGGCTATGAGAATATGTTCCCTTAGGGCGATAGCTGAGGATTGATCCACTATGAGACCCGGCCAGTTGAGATGTACACCAGTCTTCATCTTTGTACCACTCTTTTTAGGGGGTGCCACTGAAATGAGACAATCCTTACCACTGTGCCGTTTCACCTTGTCACATATGATCTTACAGATTTCTTTGATTTCACCGAGTGTCAATGATTCTTCACCCTTGTAATCCAAATCGACAAAAAAGTTATACTTCTCACTCTTCTGTTCAACCACAAACAACTTTTCACCGTTATTTATAGCCTCTATGTACTTCTCATAGAAGATATTCAATTTATCAAATGGCACAGAAAGGACACCACCGTCCATGAGCACATGTGATAGATTGGTTGCATTATTAAATTTTTGTGAAATACACCAACTCTTAAACATATAATATTATTGTTCCTCTTCTCTAAACCATGATGACATACAAGATACATCCCGATACTCTTTTCCATTAGAGAGTTCTTTCTTCAATTCTAAAAGCTGACAAACCGACATATCTTCGTTATCAACAACCCACGCCTCAATTTCTTCTGGGCAGAACCCCCTGTTGTTTTTTAGTAACTCACGGATTTCAGAGAGGATATAAACCTTGGACTTCATTATTTAATAGAAAATGTTTTTCTATTCAAAGAACTTATACAGGTATAGAATTCTGGATTTTTTATGACATTATCGATGATCAACTTCCACCTCTTACGTGTGTTGAACTCCTCGAGGGACTCGTAATTCATGAAATCATTTTCATCGTATGTCTTTTTTATTGGTTGTCGTAACGACTTTTTTACATTTGTTTTATGCTTCTCCTCATAAAATTTCTTAACTTGGGTCTGCTGCTCCGCTCTACTGAAATTTACAAAGAATATGAAAACATTATACTCAAGATCAACTGTCGGACTCTCCTTCACGACAAACTTGAATTCAGTGTACTGTCCACTTTTTAGTGAAACAACCCCACGTGTTTCTTCTTCCAATTCCCTTAAGGCACATCTTATAGGGTTCAATATCTCTCTCCTTCTACACCCACCTGTGACAAATATCCAATCCTTGAATCTTGTATCTCTCACGGTGAGGAATCGTGGCTTTCCATCCGCAAAACTAACCGGTATAGCTATAGCTTTATACTTTTTCATTGCGCATTCGCAAGTTATAATATGCTGATATGATTATTCTGCGACTTTATCATCCACTGTCTCCGTGTCTGTAACTGTAGAAGTCGTGGTAATCGCACGAGCCGACTCCTGGGTATCCAACCTTTTGGAGACGTAATCGGAAAAATCTTTCATCTGTTCAACTTCCTGTTTGGTTTTATTCACCTCCCTGAAGAGGAATAGAATACCAGCCACACATACGACGAGTGCAATTATACTGAGGGTATCACGGTTCACGGGGATCATTATAAAGTATAAAGTCTTTATCTTTTTAAGTAATTACACCCATCTTAGTAGTACCGGGACAAGTGGGGCAATCGTACGGGCTGTGTGCAAATTGGACGGCTTCGTAATGTGTAGGCTGGCAACACTTGTCTGTTGAGGGGGATGGCTCCCCGACAAACTTTTCAAGTGCCCTGGACTTGGGATCGTACATCAATACAAAAACGATGGCTATAAGAAACAATACGTTCAACATTTATTAATTAGTTAGAATATAATAGACCGCCCATACCATTCTCGATACGGAGCACGTTGTAGTTCACGGCGTACACAGCCTTGGCCACGTTCTGGTTATCGCAAATGATGCGAGCCGAGTCGAGGCGGGAGAAGTTGAGCGTACCGGTAGGCTGGAGCTTGGCTGCGTCGAGGCAGAATGGGTAGAAGAAGAGGGTCTTGGCAACGGCTGGTTTGGAAGCGTTGGTGGTGTGGTAGTACAGAGGTACATGCGAGAAGTTGGGGTCGGCGAACTTGAAGTCGGCGACATCGGTACCGTTGATTTGGAGCTTGAGCTTGTTGTCGTTGTTAAGAATCGCGAGGGCGGCGGAATCGGCCGAGGCGAGGTACTTGACGGGGTGGTTGAAGTTGAGCTCCTGTATCTTGGAACCGGAGGAGATCGCCTTCTGAACCTGGGTGATGAGGAGGTTCATGGGTTGGGACGCGAAAAGTTCACGTTCCTGGGTATCGAGGAAGGCGTAGTTCGCGTAGACATCCCACTTCTTGG